AGGTTGTTCAGATTGGTGAACATATCTTTTATAGATGGGAAGATAATACTTGACACTAACTGTGCGTCTGTGTTATCATCTAACAAAATATCAGTTACCACTAGCAAAAAGGAGAAGGAAATGCCACTGGATTTTACTAACATCATTGAGACTGTGCCGGATAATCTTCGATTCAAAACAGTCTTTGAACCTACCAAGTTCACAGAGAAGAAGTATGTTATCAATGGAAATACAGGTGATTACATTGGTATCGTAGGAAAAGACTTTAACTGTGCAGACCATTCTGATTTCTTTCATGGTGTTCAGGATACTGTGCTGGAAACCCTGTCACCAGATGAGGTAGCCAATGCAAAGCTGACATGGAAGACTGCACGAAACAACGCATGGGCATTGATGGACATGACGCTGCCGAATGTTACAGCGGAGATTGTTACAGACAAGCACAGCACGACTGTTGCCCAGCGTATCATTGCCTTGCATGGTATTGATGGTAGCTGTTCCAACCAGACATACTTCGGTGCTATTGATTTCTTCTGCACTAATGGTATGATTCGTGGTGAGCATGACAAGGTGCGGCGTAAGAACACCAGCAACTTTAGTCTTGACTTATTTATCCGCGACTTGAAGCGGTCACAGCAGGACTTCTACGCACAGACAAAGCAGCTTCAGCATTGGGCTAACACTAGCATCAGCACCTTTGATGTGAAAGCTATGCTGGAAAAGGTTATGTCTTCAGAGAAGAAAGCAACCGATATGTTCAGCTTGTATAGTGCGGAAGCTGGAGTGCGTGGCTACAATATGTTCGCCCTGTATTCTGCCTTCACAAACTATGCCACATATGCGGATGAGCGTAATGGTTTTAACCTTCGCAATACTGGCAACGATACACAGGCTGTGTCAATGTTCCAGCGTGAGCATGAAGTATCCAAGTGGATTTCAAACCCAGCATTCAAACAGTTGGAGGCAGCATGAGTGATACAGATAATTGGAATTATCCAACACTTTGGTCTTGTGTCTGGTATAAAGAAGGTAAAACATTCTATTCCGGTTCGGAGATAGTTGAACACATAGCGCAATACTTGGAAGAGTATCACCTCGAATCAAAATTTAGGTGGTGGTTATTCTGGGAGTGTCTACGTGTAAGGGATTTTATCAGGACTTTAGATTCGATACGTAAAGGTCATTCGCCACTAAAGGGACTCGATACAGATGAAGAATGGGGATTCTGGGAGTATCTGTTTGTATTTGCCATCAGAAATCCAATCATACGTTTATGGTGGAGAATACAAGACTTAGTGAAATACAAGATACTTCGTATGGAGTATGTAGACCCACATCTAGGATGTTATAGTTACCCTAATTGTGATGAAGCACCTAATGGATGTAGGCATGTTATGGGAGATGATGCTGAACCATATGGATATAGGGACTGATACTATGAAAGGAGAAGTAAGCACATGACCATAATGCAACTGGATAATGCACTAGGCATGATGGTAGGACTTGCAGTTGGTGACGCTCTTGGCGCACCACTGGAGTTCTCACCAGCCAGAGAACCAGAGGAATACATCATTAACTATGCTACTGGTGGCCCACACAATGTATCTGTTGGAGAATACACTGACGATACAGCTATGGCATTAGCACTAGCCGATGCTTTCATAGCTAACAATGGTAAGTTTAATCCCGATGACATCATGCAAAACTTTCTTGAGTGGCGTGACACAGGTAAGTATGGCACTCGTGACTATTGCTTTGACATTGGAACAACTACACTCAAAGCCATTGAACGCTACAGACTAGACCCAGACAACCCATACAAGGGAAATTCTGACCCTGCACAATCCGGTAATGGTGCGCTTATGCGTATAGCCCCTGCTGTTATAGCTGCTAACTCTTATGCAGAAGCAGCGGAGTATGCGGTAGCCCAAACTATTCTTACTCATGGTAGTCCCGAATGTATTGAGTATAGCCGTATATTTGCAATGGAACTATATGGGAAGGATGCTCTGATAAAATACGCAGATAAGAAACTATCAGTTGACACACCAAGAACTGATGTCATGTCTGGTGGCTATGTAAAGGAGACTTACCAAGCAGCAATGTGGGCATTCCAAACTACCGATAGCTTTGCTGACTGCATCATCACTGCTGTCAATCGTGGTCACGATAGTGATACCACTGGAGCAGTGGCAGGTATGCTTGCCGGAGCATTCTACGGCTATGATAACATACCACAGAAATACATCGACAAGTTGCAGAGGCATGATACTATTGTTGACATGACACTGAAGCTATGGAAGACAAAGAAGAGATAAGCATGAAGGTAAATAAACTAGTAGAAGATTACTATTCTTCCTATGATTACAGACAGTTACGAGATGAAACTAAGAAACAGTATCAATACTTTCTGTCTGTCATGCTTGACACAGTAGTGGATGAGAAGCCTCTGTCTTCCTACAATCTTGATGCTGTCACCAGCCGCTTTGCAAAGGAGTCTTACAACCAGTGGTGTGAGAAGGGTATTCACATGGCTAATCATGTAATGTCTGTTACAAGGGTAGTGTTTAATCATGGTCTGCGTATGGAACTGTGCAGCATGAACCCTTTCTCTCTCGTGCGTAAGCGCACAGCAGAGAGACGTAAGACTGTGTGGAGTAGGGAAGACCTACAAAAGTTTCTTGATGCTGCATACAGCGATTTTAATACTCGTAACATAGGACTGATAGCGCAGATGGCATACGAATGGTGTCAGCGTATTGGTGATATGCGTAACCTGACGTGGGAAAGCATTGACTTTGACACACAGACTGTTCACATTGAGCAGAGTAAGCGTAGGGCTGATGTGCATCTTCCTATATCAGATGACTTGTGTGATATGTTACGACAACAGCATAATGACTTCGGCTTTCAGCAGTATGTAGCACCCATGCCTAGACCACAGCGTGGTGCTTTCAAACCTTATTCGCTGACCAAGCTACCTAAATACGCACGAACTATTATGGATAGCATTGGTTTGCCGCAGGAGTTACGACTGTCTGACCTACGAAGAACTGGAACAACAGAAATGGTTGAGGCTGGTGTCGGTATAGGACAGATTATGTCGGTTACAGGACATGCTAACCCCGGCAGCGTAAAACCTTACATGAAAAATACTTTGTCAAGTGCAAATTATGCATTGACAGAGCGTAAAAATCATGTTAAAAGCATGGTAACTGCCGCAAAGAAAGGGCTTATATATGACTAATGTATATAACATTATAAGTGATATAGACTTATCTAATGGAGAAACAAAGAGGATGAACTGTCCTGTATGTAAAGGATACAAAACCTTTACTGTGACCAATAACATGGGCAGTCTCATGTGGAATTGCTACAAGGCTTCCTGCACTGTAAGTGGTAGCACACGTGTCCATCTCTCCGTAGAAGATATTCGTTCCGGCTTTGCGGGAGCAGAGGAATATGCCGCCAGCACATTTGATATGCCTAGTTACATTGTCCCTCACCGTGGTAAGCGTGAGGTAATCAAGTGGTGTGCTGAGTGGGGCATCGATGAAGATGCGATTGGAATTATGTTTGATGTGAAGGAAGACCGTGTTGTATTTCCCGTCAAACACGATGGCCATATCGTGGACGCTACTGGTAGAGCATTAGGCAAACGCCTACCAAAGTGGAAGCGATATGGAAATAGTGGCTTGCCATTTGTTCATGGTTGTGGTAAAGTCGCTGTAGTTGTTGAGGACTGTGTGAGTGCCGCGGTTGTAGGCAGTGATGTTTTTGTTGGGGTTGCTGTGTTGGGAACATCATTGCAGGAGTCACACAAGAGGTATCTCTCACAGTTCTCAACAGCAGTCATAGCACTAGACCCTGACGCATTACCAAAAACACTTGCTATGGCAAAAGAATTGAGGGGCTATGTGGACAAGGTGAATGTCCTTCGTTTGCACGATGACCTCAAATACCGTAACCCAACTGACCTTGAACGGTTAAACAGCATAGGAGTATGAAATGGAACTTTCACTTGTAAGAAGTTTGATGGACAAAGGCTTTTACGATGACCATCGTGGGGCTAAGTGTCCTGACCGCCTGTTCAGCAAAGATGTGCGTAAGATTAAACAGGCTATTGATAGTGCAATGGACAGGTATGAACGCACAGTTACGCCAGACGAGATTGAGGCGTTGTTCATGTCTAACAATCCAACACTGACCACAGCACAGAAGAGTGCCTACAGTGCCTTGTTCAATCAGATTAAGAAAGAGCAGCCTATGGGCAGTGATGTAGCACAAGAGGTGCTGTCAAAGCTGTTCCAGCAAATCATTGGCGAGGACATTGCCAATCTTGGCTTTGACTATGTGAATGGCACGAAGTCTAGCCTTGAGCCTTTGCGTATGCTCATGGAGCAGTATGCAGATGACTTCACGCCTAACCTGAATGTGGAGTGGGATGACATTGAGATTGACACACTACTATCACGCAATGACCTTGAGGCTC